GAATCGTATCGATACCTAATAGGCTTAGGGTTGGTTATGCTCGGCCTGTTCAATATAATGAACAATTAGGTTATCATCTTGATTTGAGAGATACTCCGTTAGCTAAACAATATAGAAAACAAGCTAAAATTGTACGCAGTGCGCCTGGGTATGTTCCGAAATTTTCTAATAGCGAAAGCGATGGGGATGTTGCAAGTAGGCTACTTAGACGAGATATTGAATCGAAAGGTGGCAAAGTCGGTACAATACGTATCTAGGATTATTGAAATTATTTTCTTAAATTCATTATGTGAGAATAATTGAGAGTATACCGGAACTAGAGAACTTCAAAGATGAGTTAGCTAAGTCTAGGAGCTTTTGGATTCCAATCTATTCAGACCAATATCAGCATTACGTAAACACCCGATTATCATTCTTATACATTTATTTAATTGATTTAGATGATGCTTATATAGTACCATTCAATCATAAAGATTGTATATGCCTGGAAATCGAACGTCTACGTGAACTTACCTCGCCACGTGATATCTATGTATTAAACAAGAAACGATTTATACATTTCTATTCAAACGAAGTCTATGACGCTGATTTGGTATCTTATTGGCAAACGAATTTATCGTTGGATTTAGAAGATACGGAAACTCCGGCTCATGCATGGTTTGCCAAATGGTATCACAATGAAACCAATATCAATGATATCATACCAATAACTCGACATTATGAGAGATGTGGTGATATTGTGAAGAAGTTCATGAAGTCATACAACACGTTCAGTAAAGATGATTTGTTTGTGATATACGACCATATGGTAATAGATAATTTGTATTCTATTGAACAATCTGGATTGCAAGTTGATTATCCTAAATTCTTAGAATCATTTAAAACTAACAATCTATTCCGCAATACAGCTTATACAGAATACAATATATATACATCCACCGGAAGGCCTTCTAATAAATTTGGAGGAGTAAATTATGCTGCTTTGAATAAAGAAGATGGTTGCCGAAAGTCATTCGTATCTAGATATTCAGCTGGAATGCTTATTGAAATGGATTATGATTCATATCACTTACGGTTAATGGCTAAACTGATAGGATATGAGTTGCCAAAGGAATCCATACATGCTTATTTTGGTAAGCATTATTTTGGCACGGATAATCTGAGTCCGGAACAGTATGAGGAAAGCAAACAGATAACGTTCCGGCAACTATATGGAAGAGTGGATGACAAATATGCACATATAGAATTCTTTCAAAACACAAGCAAATTCATTGAAGAATTATATCAATCGTTTCATACCAACGGATATATTGCAACACCATTGTTTGGAAGGCGTATTACGAAATCTGCTAATCCAGGAATGACAGCAACCAAATTATTCAATTATTATTTGCAAGCAACAGAAACGGAATACAGTATATCATCCATACAAGCAGTTAATGAAGTGTTACAAAATCGTAATAGCAAACTAATACTATATACTTATGATTCTCTGCTATTTGATTATGATATGCGCGATGGTAAAGAATGTATTATTGAACTAAAAGAAGCAATGAGTAATAGCGGAGACTTTCCAGTTAAGATCAAAGCTGGCGCCAATTTACATGATATGATTGACGTTACCGGTAAAGTATTGGTTTAGGTCGATATTTATTTAAAACGTAAACTAGGCCGGAATGAATATTAATGACGATGTAATACGTGAATGGTTTTATCGACTACCAAAAGGTTATGCAGAAGCTCCTTATTCAGAATCAGAATTGTCAGTATTGGCAGATGTAATTGCTGAACATGATGCCACTATAAAAAAGATTATACCAGAAGCAGTGGAATTGGTTACTGAGGAAGATGAAGTTGATGATGTACAACCTTCCACTGAAACTAAACCATTAGGAATAAATGCTAGTGATTGGAGTGAAATATTAATCCAAATCTCAAATGCTAAATCTAAATTAAATGAAATAGCTATATTAGCACAAGCGACAATGGACCATTATACACCAACATGGGCTAAACCATTAGGATTTAATGATGCAGGATTTATGATATTTAAAAATTGGAAATCATATGCTGATAAATACTTAGAAAATTTAGGACAATCCAGTACTGGAATATCTGCTGGTCTTCTAGTTGAATATGCTATATCACAACTTGCTACAGAAAAAGGACTAGATGTAGCTGAACTTGCAGGAGCAGGAGCAACTCGAAAAGGTGTTGATGTTATAATCGCAGGAGATGATATAGAAGTAAAGTCTAGCCAAAAGCCATCGGCAGTTAACTTGCAGCTGCAAACGTCATTTCCTAAAGATAATCCTGATGCATATTATATAGTAGCTTCTGGTACTAGCACTAACGATTTAAATCTTTTGTTAGTTAATTCGCAACTTTTACGACGGGCGCTGTTAGGTGAAGAATTATATGATACAAAGATTAATGCGGCTGCATTGGAAAAAGCAATAGATAATGTATTAGCTAGTTATAATCTTAAGGATTTACTTTTAAAATCAATTGCTGGGGATGATACATCAGAAATTAAAAAGGCATATTCATTAGGAAATGGTGTTGCTATTAATTTCAAAGTATTCTTTTCAATTAATTCACTACGCGATTTAGAATCAGCTGCCAAAGCTAATAACAAAGGGTAATGAGTGAGGCCACAACTGCTATGTACATTTGCACATCGCAATGATTTAAATATCATTATAGATTATGTCACGGCCTCTTACACAATACCAGAGAATAGATTGTTTGTGTTTAGTAATGCAGATACCCCAGATGATTTATACATAACATTTAATATAGAACCAGGTGCAGCTAAAAGAACTAGCAATACAATATCAATACACCGTAAAAAAGAAACCAATACATTATATACAGTTAACGCATTGAATGCAGTTGTAAAATCATGTAACAATGGAGTTTTAGATAAAAGTTTCATTATCGATTGGAATCGTTACAAAAATTCCTTATTATTAACAGCTGAGGATGAATTACGGCATATTAGATTGGATTTTTATAGGCGCGTGAATTTGTAACGCAAACATATTTATAAACGAATACTATTAATAACAGGAAACACCGAATGGCAAATTTAAAATCACAATACCGAAGATTATTTGAAGGAAGAACATCCTCTAATGATAGTGCTTTACTTCGAGAGGATGCAAAATCAGATTTCGAGAGCATGGAGTTTGGTAAGCAATTAAAGAAAGAATTTGACGCAGATAAATCATATGAAAGTGATATTGCGCGTCAGTTTGATATGCTATTAGCAGCACATGTGCGCGCTCATGATGAATTTCCTGACGAATATGAAGAATTCGAAGCGTTAGATAATTTAAGTGATGATCTTCGCAAAATACCATATAATCAGGAAGGACTTTCTGGAGAATGGGCAGATCCTTATTATAAAGGTATGAGCCTAAATAATATGCCAAATGAAATAGGTGGCCTAAGCGATTTAGTTGATGAAGGAGCTCCAGATGAGGTGCTAGCACAATATCTACCAACGATGTACCAAAGCGCCGCACGACTTGGACCATATGGATATGATATATAACAAAAGAAAACACCGAATGAAAAAACCATTACTAGATACATTTAAACGCATTGGCGGAAAGCTCAATGAAGCATATGCATGGGAACGTCAACCAGGCAAACCATTACCAACAATAAAAGACGTTGCCGCAGCACATCAATCTAAATCATTGCGAGAAGCCGACGAAGATGGAAAGCCATGGGAATCGAGTGATGGATGGGATGAATATTGGTTTGAGGATACAGGTGTAATGGAAGTATTAGATCTAGCCCAGAGAATTCAATATGAAATTAAGAATGCTAGACGTGGTTCCTATGCCATCGATGAAGATAGTATATTTGCAATGAAAGATGCACTAGTCGAGATTCAGGAAATGCTTCGTGATGCAATTGATAACATTGAGGCTGAGATTCCAGATGATATGTCAGATCCATATTATAATTGATCGACATACCAAATAAATTAACAATTAACAATTAACAATTTTTTTCAATACTTTTTTACAATTCATTAGGATTCGTGAAAGAAAGTATTTATATTACCAATTAATTATTAACCATTAACAAAAAAAAGGATTAAAAAATGGCAATTAATTTAGATGCAATCCGAAGCAAACTTGACAAGCTTCAAAATCAGACAACCAAGCAAAACAACCTTTGGAAGCCTGAACCTGGTAAGCAACAAATCAGAATCGTTCCTTATCAGCACAACAAAGAAAATCCATTCCTGGAAATGCATTTTCATTACGACTTAGCTAAGCGTAATTATTTATCACCAATGACATATGGTCGTCCTGATCCGGTAATTGAATTCGCTGAAAAGCTAAAGTCATCTGGTAATTCCGATGAATGGAAGCTAGGTAAGAAAATGGAACCTAAGATGCGTACTTATGTACCTATTGTTGTACGTGGTAAAGAATCTGAAGGTGTTAAGTTTTGGGGCTTTGGAAAAACAGTTTATACTGAACTATTAGGATTTATCGCAGATCCTGATTATGGTGATATTACGGATCCAATGAACGGCCGTGATATTAGTGTAGAATTTACGCCATCTGATTCTCCAGGAACATATCCTAAGACAGCAATTCGTGTAAAACCTAATACATCTCCAATAACTGAAGATCGTAATATCGCTGAACTAATAGCTAGCAAGCAACCAAATATCTCGGATATCTTCAAAGAGCCTACTTATGAGGAACTAGAGAAGGCTTTAGAGAATTGGTTGAATCCTGAAGAAGGAGAAGAGGCTAGTACGTCACAAGCATCAAATGATACTGCACAACCAGCTCCAGCTAGTAAAGTTGATAATGTTGCAGATGCATTTGATGAATTGTTCAACAATTAATTTATAGAAAAGGTTATAAATGGCTAAAACAAAGCAAGAACAAACTGATGATCTGGCCGGAGAGTTAGCAGCTGCATTGAATAGTAAATTTAAAAATACTAATCATAAAACAGCTTTCTTTCTAGACGGAGATACCGATACACCAGCTGATGTAAAAGGCTGGGTTGGTACCGGTTCATCAATGCTTGATCTCGCTATATCAAATCGACCTAACGGTGGATTTCCAGTTGGCCGTATAACAGAAATTACAGGTCTAGAAGCATCGGGTAAGTCATTATTGGCTGCCCATGCTCTAGCCAATACTCAAAAGCAAGGTGGAATGGCAGTGTATATAGATACAGAAAATGCTATTAGCCGAGAGTTTTTAGAAGCTATTGGATTGGACTTGCAAAAACTGTTATATGTTCCATTGGAGACGGTTGAGGATATATTCGAGGCGATTGAGAGTATTATCGCATCTGTTCGTAAATCTAATAAGGATCGTCTGGTTACAATTGTTGTGGATTCTGTAATGGGAGCATCAACAAAACCAGAAATGGAAAAAGAATACGATAAGGATGGTTATGCAACTCAGAAAGCAATTATCTTATCTAAAGGTATGCGAAAGCTAACCAACATGATTGGCCGTGAAAAGATCTGTCTATTGTTTACTAACCAATTACGTACGCGATTGGGAGTAAGTTTTGGTGATCCATGGACAACTTCTGGTGGTAAAGCAATTCCGTTTCATTCTTCAGTAAGATTAAGATTGAAATCAATCGGACAAATCAAAATGAAAGTCAAAGGAATTGATCAAATCATAGGTATCAAAACACGAGCTCAGGTTATTAAAAACAGAATGGGACCACCATTGAAATCAATTGATTATGAAATATATTTCGAATCAGGTATTGATGATTTTGGTGGATGGTTACATGTCATGAAGGATCATAAAATTGTTAAGCAAGCTGGCGCTTGGTACACGTATACTACTGATGCTGGAGATGACGTTAAGTTCCAGTCTAAGGATTTCGAGAAACTAGTTACTGCAGATGATGAGCTGCGTGATGAAATCTACAAGAAAATTTGTGATTCATATATCTTTACTTATAAACCAGGTGAGGATATTGGTATTGATGATGTTTCCGTTGATGAAGAATTTGTAAATGAAGAAGGATAGGTTTCAAGAGATATTGGCTGAAATCAATAACGATAAGTTAGAACAGGAAGGCCAAAATCAAAATAGTCATATTATGGTAGTGGATGGACTTAACATGTTTATCCGAGTATTCTCAGCAATACCATCCTTAAATGATGATGGAGACCATATTGGTGGTGTTGTCGGATTTCTGCGGTCATTAGCTGCAGTTATCCGGCAGCATAAGCCAACGCGTTGCATTGTGGTATTTGATGGTAAAGGTGGTTCAGCTCGACGCCGAAAAATATATCCAGACTACAAGGCAAACCGAGCTGTTAAAACAAGACTCAATCGTCATGAAGAATTTGATAATATTGAAGATGAACAAGCTTCGATGCGACGACAATTTTCTCGAATGATTGAGTATCTAAATCTACTACCATTAACAGTTATGGCTATAGATAATATCGAGGCAGATGATGCAATAGCATATATTGCAAATGAGATTTATACAAAGGCAAGTCAGAAGGTTACTATAGTATCAACGGATAGAGACTTCCTGCAATTAGTTAATAATCGAATTCAGGTGTGGAGTCCGGTTAAAAAGAAACTATATACACCTGAGGTTGTTGTGCAAGAGACAGATATCCATTGTGATAACTATCTTCTGTACAGAACGTTTAGTGGGGATATATCAGACAATATACCAGGAGTTGATGGTGTAGGGTTAAAAACACTTATAAAAAACTATCCAATGTTACAAACACAAAAAATGTCATTGGATGAAATCAAAGAATATACAGCAGATCAAGTAAATAATAGCAAGCTTAAAATATATCAAAAAGTACAAGCTGGAATTGATTCCGGTATACTAGATCGTAATTATCGATTAATGCAATTGCAGGAAGTTGATATCTCTGGTTCAGCGAAAATGCTGATATTAGATAAAACGAGAGAAACGGTGCATCGTACAAATATACTAGAGTTTAAAAAGTTATTCATGCTTGATAAATTATACACGTCTATTAAAGATGTTGATAGTTGGATGCTAAACTCTTTTAATTCATTAAATGCTTACGCAAGCATTTGATATTTGAAAAATTTATTATATAATTGATGTATGACCGATCGCTTAGCTAATTTTGGATATACATTCCAAATCAAAGTAATAACATCCTTATTGGCAGATAAAGTATTTATGCAGCAGATATCTGATATCTTGTTGCCTACCTATTTTGAATCAGAAGCAAACCAATGGATAGTTGATACTATATTGGAATATGGACAGGAGTATAAATCATCTCCAACTCTTGAAGTAATGAAAGTCAAGCTTGAAGATGTAGATAATGATATACTTAAAACTCAGATCGTAGATCATTTAAAAGATGCATGGAAGTATGTAGGTGCAGAAGATTTAGAGTTTATTAAAGAACAGGCTATTAATTTTTGCCGTAATCAAGAAATTAAAAAAGCTATATTAGATTCAGTACCACTATTAAATAAAGGTGAGTATGAGGCTATTAAAGGTAAGATTGACACTGCTTTAAAGGCAGGTGGTGATAAAGATATAGGACACGAATATATGACTAGTATAGATGAACGATATACAGAATCGGTTAGATTCCCTCAAGAAACCCCATGGGATGTTATTAACGATTTAACAGATGGTGGTTTAGGAAAAGGGGAATTAGGAGTAATGGTTGCCCCAGCGGGTATTGGTAAGTCTTGGGCGTTAATGAACATCGGAGCACATAATGTTAAAAAAGGCAAAACTGTATTGCATTATACATTAGAGCTTAATGAGGCATATGTTGGTCTTCGGTATGATTCAGTTATAACCGGCATTGCAAATCAAAATCTTAAGCATTATCAAGATGAGGTAAAAGAGAAATTATCTAAGATTGAAGGTGAATTAATTATCAAATACTATCCAACTAAAACAGTATCAGTATTAGGTATCAAATCACATGTTGAAAAATGCATAATGCAAGGAAAGAAACCAGATGTGGTAATTGTAGATTATGCCGATTTGCTACGAGGACACGGTCAAGAGAAACGACATGAACTAGAAGGTATTTATGAAGACCTTAGAGGACTAGCAGGGGAATATGAAATACCAGTCTGGACCGCATCGCAAGCGAATCGGTCAGCTCTCGAGGAAGATATAATTGGAGCGGATAAGATTGCAGAATCATATGGTAAAGTAATGGTAGCTGATTTCATTATATCACTATCTAGAAAGGTAACAGATAAATTAGCTGGTACTGGTAGATGGCACGTAATTAAAAATCGATTCGGTCCTGATGGTATTACATTGCCAAGTAAAATGAATACATCTAACGGGCAATTTGACATCTATAATGATAATTCAGTACAAGGTAAAGATACTCAGAAACAAATGTCTAATGGAAATGAATTAGCAAGGAAGATGTTGTCTCAAAAATTTAAGGAAATTAAGAGCGGTGATTTTGGATAAAAAAACTTAACTTTATTAACTCAAAATATAGCGTATTAGTGATGCGCGTTCATATTTATATAAGAATTCATAAATATCGAGGCGCGTCGGTTATTAAATAATCATTAAAAAAATTAAGGTCGTAAATGGAACTATCTAACCGGATACTCAGCGATATCACAGTACATATGAAGTATGCAAAATATCAGCCTGAGCTACAAAGACGTGAAACATGGGAAGAATTAGTAACACGTAATAAAGAAATGCATATCAAAAAATATCCTGCTATTAAAGATGAAATCGAGGCAGCATATCAATTTGTATATGATAAAAAAGTATTACCATCAATGCGTAGTTTGCAGTTTGGTGGTAAGCCTATTGAAATATCTCCAAACAGAGTTTACAATTGTGCGTATTTACCAATAGATGATTGGAGATCATTCTCAGAAGTTATGTTCTTGTTGTTAGGTGGTACTGGAGTAGGGTATTCAGTTCAACAGCATCATGTTGATGCATTACCAGAAATACATAAACCTAATTTTGAACGTAACCGTAGATATTTAATTGCGGATTCAATTGAAGGATGGGCAGATGCTATAAAAGTTTTAATGAAGAGCTATTTCTTTGGAGGGTCTAGACTGAAATTCGATTTCAGTGATATTAGACCAAAAGGTGCTCGTTTAGTTACATCAGGTGGTAAAGCACCTGGTCCTCAACCTCTTAAAGAGGCGTTGGTAAAAATAGAGGGAATACTAAATGAGAAACAGAATGGCGAGAAGCTCAAAGCTATTGATGTTCATGATATCGTTTGTCATATTGCTGATGCCGTTCTCGCTGGTGGTATTAGGCGTGCTGCACTTATATCGCTATTTTCGGCAGACGATGATGAAATGATTGCATGTAAAGCTGGTAATTGGTGGGAATTGAATCCACAGAGAGGCCGAGCTAATAATTCAGCAGTACTAATGCGACATAAAATTACAAAGGAGTTCTTTATGAGCCTTTGGAAGCGTATTGAAGCATCTGGTGCTGGAGAACCTGGCATATATCTTTCAAATGATAAAGATTGGGGTACTAATCCGTGTTGTGAAATAGCACTAAGACCATACCAATTCTGTAACCTATGTGAGGTAAATGCATCGGATATCGAATCACAAGAAGATTACGAATCCAGAGTAAAGGCAGCTACATTTATTGGTACACTTCAAGCTGGATATACCGATTTTCATTATTTAAGGCCAGTTTGGCAAAGAACAACAGAAAAGGATGCTCTTATTGGTATTTCAATGACCGGTATAGGATCAGGTACAGTATTAGGTTATAATATGAAGTCCGCTGCTAAACTAGTTAAAGAAGAAAATGCCAGAGTAGCAGAATTAATTGGTATCAATAAATCAGCAAGATGTACAACCGTTAAACCTGCAGGAACAACTTCATTAACCTTAGGAACGTCATCTGGTATTCATGCATGGCACAATGATTATTATATTAGGCGAGTGAGAGTAGGTAAGAATGAAGCTATTTATACATATCTAGCTATTCATCATCCAGAATTAATTGAAGATGAGTATTTCCGGCCACATGATACAGCTGTGATATCAGTACCACAAAAAGCACCAGCTGGGTCAATATTGAGAACCGAATCACCATTTCAATTATTAGAAAGAGTAAAGCGAGTTCATTTAGAATGGATCAAGTCAGGTCACCGGTCCGGTTCAAATACTCATAATGTATCTGCTACTATATCAATTCGAGATCATGAATGGGATTCTGTAGGAGAGTGGATGTGGGATAATAAAGATCATTACAATGGATTATCCGTGTTACCATATTCAGACCATACATATAAGCAAGCACCATTTGAAGATATTACAGAAGATGAATATCATGAATTGATGAAGAGCTTAAGTAATGTAGATTTATCGAAGATTGTTGAATTAGACGATGATACAGATTTATCTGGCGAATTGGCTTGTGCTGGTGGAGCATGCGAAGTAGTTTAACATATTCATATTTAGGTACGGAGGATTGGATATACACCATGTATATCCTTTCTTCGCCTAAAAAAAGTTGAAAAAAAGTTTCTGAAAAGGTTGGTCGCGTACGTTTTTTTCTTATCTTT